TATTATCTTCTATTCTAATCTTTGTTGCATTTCTTCTTGTTGTGCCCAAGTTTGGAACTCTTATCTTTTCTTGGTCTGTCAAACTTCTATAAAAATTGCCAGTAAATCCACTTACTGCAACTGATGAAGTTTCATATTGTTTAATATGAGCTGTTGATGATGCGGTAGGAAATGATTGTAAATTTTTATTTTCATTCAATTGATAACGAACTAACAAATTATCATATGAAGATGAGAAGTAATTTCCATTATATGCTTTTGGTGTTCTAACGTGATTATCAAATACACTTGAACTTAATGCTTCTGCCCATAAACGATACTCCATTAATGAACCTGTAAATTGTGTTCCAAATCTACTACCACTACCACCTAAGAAAACGTGTTTACTTGAAGAATATGCTGAATTAAATTTTGATGATGTTACAACCATACTCTGACTATCTTGATAAATAATTCTTTGTCTTGTCGAGTCGTATTGTTTAGTTGTTAATTCATAACTTGAAGTAAATTGTGTATTTTCCAAATAGTGTTCTTGTCCACTTGATGACTTTCTTGTTAACATCACACTCCACATATCATCATTATAAAATGGTAATAATGAAGAAGTAATGAATCTTGCAGTTCCATCAGAAGCACTTAATGCAAATCGTAAGTGTCCATAGTTATCCGTTGTTCCATTATCTTGTAATGATATACCCCAAGCCCCACTAACACTACCTGTTGCTGTAAGAATTTGCATTGAACCAGAACTACCTGCACTATGTGGTGTTCTGAATCTAAACTCTACGGTATTTGGAAATGCGTTCCAAGTGTTGTTAATTGTATTGAACTTGTTCCAAGCTGTTTTAATGGATTGACTTCCTTTGAAGTCTAATGCGTGTGTAAATCTTCTTTTGATTTCATAACTAACTCTTGTTCCTTTATCTGGCCCACCATACTCA